GAAGTCCACCAGCACGCCGGCCCGGCTGACGATCAACTCCTCCTCGACCAGACTTTCCGAGAAACTGGAGAACGACACGCCGTCAAGCGTCACATCGTCCAGCCAGTCCCGCATCGCTTCCGGCACATCGACCCGCGGTTCCTTGCGAAAGATCATGCCGGACAGGCCGTCGATGGTGCGTTGTGTGGCGTTGTAGAACAGCGCGCGCATGACATAGGCGCCGTACTCGTCCGCGTCCTGGCCGCCAAGGCGCGGCAGATACGCCTCGCCCGCGTAGTGAACGCGTTCCTCGCCCGCCACCACGTCGCGCATCTTGTGCCAGGCATCGCTCATGGCCTGGTACTGTCGGTTAGTGGAGTTGACAGGCATCAGAAGCCTTTAAGCTTGGTGCGGCTGAAGTTCACGCGCTGGACCGGGAAGCGGGCGTGGACGAAGTAACCCTGCGCGTCCACGACGTGATCCCAGCCGTTCGTTTTATCCGGCTCGCCGTTCTTGTCGTAAGCCTGCTGTTCCAGGCTCATGGTCAGGTTCGGGCACGCATCCGTGTTGACCCGCAAACGGCAAACGCCGTCCGCATGGATCATTTGGTTCATGGCCAACACGCGATCCTTGACCAGCGGATTGCCGCCCGTGCGATGGACGCGGAAGCCGGCCTCTTGCAGCAGGCTAAGGTCCGACGTGCTGGCGTTGATCGAGCGCCGCGACCTGCCCGACTGGTCCGGGTACACCGTAATGTGATGGCCCGGATACCGCTCGCGCAGGGCCGCGATCATGGACGGCGTATCGCGCAGACCGACCAGCTCGTCCGCCGCGTGTGGGTTGCCGTAACGCATTACGTTGACCACCGCCGCCATGTTAGCGACGTTGAAGTCCATGCCAACGTGCAGCGGCTCGTTTACCTGCACGGTGGCATCCGTGTGGTTGGCCACGCGGTCGAACTCGGGATAGACCGAGCCGGCCGTCAGGTTGACGAACTCGCCCTCCAGGTACGCCGCTAGCAGGTTTGACGGGTAGTTGCGCTGGAGATCCTCAATGTAGCCGTCCGGCAGGTTCGCTCGGTTCTCGTAGGTGGACCCACGGATCAGCTCGTAACCCTCAAGCGGCTGCCGCGCCCAGCGATCATACACGAACCGATAGCCCTCAGGCGTCGTGCCGACCGCCACGGTGTTCAGAACGCCTCCGGGCTTCTTTTGCCGGTTACGCGCAATGATCTTGTTCCAGACATCCTGCGCGTCGTCTGCTCTCAGTGTATCAAGTTCGTCAACCGCGCTGTCCGCGACCTCGTAGCCGACGATCCGCTCGGGCCGGTCCATCGTGCGAAAGATAATCTTGCCCGAACCGTCCGGGAACGTGATCTCGTTGTCGTTGCGGTTGAGCTTGAAAGCCATCCCCCACTCACCAAGCAAGGCGGTGAAATTCGGGAACGCGATCTGCCGCACCAGGTCGTAAGTCGGCAGGTAGTACGCCTGATTGCAGGACCAGTGGCGTAGCTTCTGGCAGATTACCCGGCGAACCAGCGCGCCCGTCTTGCCGGTTCCATAGCCGGCGACCAAGGCCGGGTAGCGCGCCTCGCTGCGGAGTAGGCGCTGCTGTGGGCCATTGCCGCCATAGATGATCTGCCGGCGCGCCCATTCCCGCTCAAGCGCGATCCAATCCGCCTCGGTTAGCTGGGGTGCTGCGGCTGGCATGGTGCCACCTTGTGCAATTTATCCCTTGACGCGCCTGCACTAAGTGGCTATCTTATAGTTACAGGCAACGGCGAACCACGGAGCAACCGCCATGACCGTCGACCAGATCAACGCCACACTCGCCGCCGCCAACGTCCCGATGTTCGTTCAGCAAGGGCCGCGCGCTATCAAATGGATCAAGGTTTACGACTTCGACCGCATCGACAGCCGCAGCGGCTACCGCATCAGCAAGTCCGAGGCCCGCAACATCCTCTTCGGCTACCGCCTTGAGCACCTCGCAGCATGAGGAAGCAACGATGCCCGAAATGACGCAGTCCCGCGCCCTCAACATTTCCACCAGTCCCGCCGGATATTCCGTGCGGGAGCTGGTCGGGGCGCGCACAAAGCTCCTTGAAAGTATTGTGCATTATGACGCCGCTGGCGACACCGCGATGGCAGATGATCTGAGGTTCTGTAAGCAGTTGCTTGAACACGCCATTGACGAACGCAACCCGTTTGAAGTTGATGATGACGGGGAGTCAATCACTACATGACCGCGACCGACCTCACCGCATGGCGCCAGCGGCTTGGGCTCACCAAAGCCCAGGCCGCCAAGGCGCTCGGCATCAGCTACTCGATGTTCCGCTACTACGAGGCGGGCAAGCGCGAGGACGGGCGCAGCGTGGAAATACCGCGCGCCATCGCCCTTGCGTGTTCCGCCGTGGCATTTGGGTTGCCGCCGTGGCGCCCCTAACCCCTAACCGGCCGTATGGAGGCAGGGAATGAGTGATCCTGTAGAGGCTGTGGCGCGAGCCGAAGCGGCGTTCGACGGATACGACTTTGACAACTTGCGATCTGACAGCGATCCGCTGGTGCAGGCCAGTCTGCGAGGCGAGCACGTTCGACAGGGCAACGAAGCGCCGTACCAGCACGAGTATCGGGAGCGAGCCCGATCTGTCATCGCAGCGTTATCCGTAAAGGAGGGATTGATGAATAAGGCCAATGAGACTTTTACGCCACTTCCGGTGAGCATCGGCTTCGATGCCTTACCCAAGCTTCCCGACAATTGTCCAAAATGCTGTTCCGTTGCAGCGGCTGATACCATCTCGTATGGACTCGTTTACCCGGATAAAGACAGCATGATGATCAGTGCGATAGAGCGAAAATTCAATTGCGGCTCGTCTATTATCAGCGGTTGGTTTGATGCTTATGAGCCACCGCATTTGTGGGCGAACCGGGGTTGCCCTACCCAGATGAATTGGGCCTTGTCCAATGCGAAACCTGACTAACCCTCGCCCTTCCTAGCCGCCATCAGCTCCGCCAGTGTGCTGTCCGACAAGCCGGACGGGTCGATCTTGGCCTCGGTCTGGATCGGGCCGCCGTTGGGGCCGAAGTGTTCAAGCTGTTGCTTCTCGCCGTAAGCCTCGCGGAAACGACTGGCAACGGACTTGTGCCAAAGCGCGGCGTTAAACTCCCGGCTGGTAAGGTACATCTGCGCCTGATCTTCCCACCAAGCCTGCTCAAGTTCCTTCGCGCGCGATAGAGCTTGCGAAAAATCCTCGTGCTGATCCGCCCAAGAGCGGATCGTACTCAACGGAATGCCAAGCTCTTTGCTGATCTGGACTTGGCTCTTGCCTTGGGCGCCAAGCTCAACGACGCGCTCACAGTAGGCGCTATCGTACTTGCTCGGGCGCCCGCGTTCCTTAGCCATCGCGTTCTTACTCAGTTAGCCCCGCATCACCCCACGCACCGAATAGGCCACCGCATAGGCCAGCGCGACGGGCCAGATCGCAACCATGATAAAGCCGGTGATGTAGGTGGTGATAGCGGTATAGCGTGGGTTAGGTCGCCAGCCAGCGCGGATGACGTACTCCACCATCAGCACGCCGGCTAGAGTGTAGAGAATGGCAGCGGTTTCGATCATCACTACCTCCCGGCCTCAAGCGACTCTTGCAACGACCGCGCCTCCGAGGTAAGCGCGCGGCTAGGTCTTGCAGGCTCAACCGCCGGAGCGGCAAGCGTGTGTTTGGCGACCATGACGCTCGGGGATATTCAGCTACGGGGCTATCACCATCTACGGCGTCCCGTTTCAGGGTTGCTTCGCATACTTCCCGTCGTTGCCGAATTCGTCGCCAACCCGTATCCGCCGCAGCGATGTCCGCGCGGCACTTGTCTCAGCACGCAGTTACCCCGTCCGCTCTGCCCGCTTGTTTTCGCGGGAGCGTCTATTCGGGGCAGCCAGCGGTCCGCCGGCGAAGCCGGTTCCTGCTGATCGACTGCGGGTCGCGGGATATGACCCCGCGGCCACTTCGCGTACGGTGCACCGCATCTGGTATCCTGTCAAGCCCCGACCGCAACATGGTGGCAGATGTCCGGCTTGGCCGCCCAGGCGTAGGTCACGCCGGGGCTCTTGAGCGACAGGTAGCCGGATCGCCGCGCGGTGACCGTCCAGACGATGCCGAACGGATCGCCGGCGATGCGGACGTGGTCGCCGACGGCGAATCGGTCGATCGGTTTGGCCTCGACCTCGTACCGATGCCACTCCGCCTCGGCCTTCTGGACGATCCAGTCGATGGTGCCTGCCGGCACCCGAACAAACGCCTGGCCGCCGCTCATGCCTGCGGCCCGCAGGAATTGAAACCGCTCGTGCAAACCGCCGGGCATCAGCCGCAACAGCGGGGCGTCGTCGATCCGGACAAAAGCGTATCCGGGGAAAGCTGGCGTGCGCTCGATGCGTTGCCGGCGGGCGCGGCTTGGCCGGACGCGCCGTGGATACATCGGCGTGTAGACCTGAGCGCCGACCTGGGCGGCGGCGTCGATCAAATCTCGCACGAGGCCGGGTGTGGTGCGAATGACGTACCAGCCGCTCGCGGCGTCGGGAGCGTGATGCGCTGCGTGGGCTGCCGCTTGGGCCATCATTTCGTTTCTCCCAGCCACTCGATGAGATGATCTTAGGCTGCAGCGCCCTGCTTGTCGATCCACCACGCCGCCAGCAGCGCGGCTTCGGCGACCCCGTCGTTCGCCTGCACGCCCCACAGCGAGTGCTGGCCGAAGCGCGTCGCCGCCGCGTCCAAGCTCGCCCGCTTGCTGCTGCTGAGGCCCAGCTTCTTCTTCCACGTAGCCGGCGTCACCAGTTCGAGCCGCGTCTGGCTGAACTGCGCGCATGACAGCGCCGCGCCGAACGCCATGCCGAACCTGAACGACGACGTGACGCCCTGCCTGGGCATCGCGCTGACCTGCTCCAGGACGATCACGCTCGGCATATAGCACATGATCCAATCGCCCAGCGCCCGGGCGTCCACGACATCCTTGCCGCGCATCTCCGTCGTCGGCATCCGCCACCACACCTTCAGCGCGCCCGTATCCCGGTCAAGTGCCGCCACGCCACCCTTCAGGCCGGGGTCGATGCCGCAGATGAGGTCCATCCCGCTTGCTTCTTCCACAGTTCCGCTCTCCACACTTCCACAAACCGTTGGGGTGGTGGGCCGGGCGGAGCGTAAGCGTAGCCCCGCCCTGACCACCCCCGCCACCACACCACCACCACAATTTTTTCCCTTAGAGGGGAAAATTGTGTGGTGGCGCGTTCTGGTTGTAAGACTTCTATTCCGCTCGCCCACGGTATAGAGGCTCCGCAGAGGCCTGTTCGGCGACCCTCTGGATCACCTCCTGGACGGGTTCGTAGATCGTCTCGCCACGACCGCTGCGCGGGTTGTGCTGCTCAACCTTTCTCAGCAGACCTTGCTCGACGAACCGCTGCAGAAGCCCCTCGGCGACCCGCTGGTCGCGATCCTTCTCGGCGTTGAGGCCCAGTTGCTGGATCAGGTACCAACCCGTCCACGACTTGGGCACCGGCCCGCGCTCGCCTTTGGCGCGGCGCTTGTCAGTCGGCAGCATCAGCAGCGCCCGCGCCGCCCGGGACTGCATGCCCAAGTCGTCGATGTCGTCGCTGGCCGGGTTGCGCGGACGGTCGAACAGTTCGACCACGGCCACGCTGTCGCCGTCCGGGTACGTCTCATCGCCGTTCTCCAGGTCGTAGCTGCCCAGCGTGAAGGTGTAGCCGACGCGCCGGCGACTGAGGTTGCCCTTGCCAATGGAAACCACGACGTGGCTGTGTTCCGCGCCCTCAGCGAGGTCGTACTCCTCGCGCTCGGCCTGCGTCATCAGCCGCATCGTCCGTACGACGCGGCAGGCGTCCAGCAGCGCGCTCGCCC